GAGCTAACCAGGGTCGAAACCCTTATGGACATATTTCTATGCCATATCCTAATTAAAGATAAAGTGGAAAAGATTAAGCTTTTCTTTTTCGTTCTTTTACTCGGTGGACCATAGGGTAACACTTGTGCATTACCACTGAGTCCGGTAAGTTTAACGACCTCCGGCTTGCTTTTAAAGGCTATGTAAGACTCAGTTCTGTTCTAAATGAACTAGGATTAATGAAATAATAAATATATGTTTTCTACATAATTTCTTATGTAGTAACTCTCAATGTTATACCATTAATACCGAAAGAGATTACATGCTAGTTAAGAAGTTAAATTCCTTCTAGTACTAAGCCTTTAAGTAAGAATCTGATTAAGACAAACCTTCGTTATTATTTCATGACTAAATTACATATTAAAATCTTGAAAAGATTATTAATTTTAATTTTTCCACAAATTAATATACGAAACCAACTCTATGTTTTTATTAAATTTTTAGAAAATTTAATAGAACATAGAGGTCTTATCTTTACCATTAAGTATTTCAAGCAAATCAGACTACACTGCACACGTTATATGTGCGGTGAACCCTTGTTTGTTAATGATTTACATATTGGTATTGATAAGGATGGTTTTCCAAAAAGATTGCATTTTCTTAAACCTTTATTTGACAGTATGAAATTGATTAATTTAAAATATTGTTTAACTATTTTAAATTTTTCAAGATCATGGACCTTAACTGATAAGCAATGAGAAAAAGTTCATGTTAACTTTAACTCTATTACAGATACTCCTAAGAGTTATCTAAAAATTAGAGATAAAGATATCATGGCTTTTATCAAAGCATATGAGTTAAAGGTTGAGAAACCAACATTTACTTTAAAAGATGTTTTTATGTCTTTTAAATCTGGTCCGCAAGGGCCAGCATCATTAACAGGATATAGCAACTTATTACTTTATAAGAATAATTTAATAAGATGGTTATATAATATTACTGATGTAAATGGAAGAGTCTACCTATCAAATTCCATTGATAAAGCCCTGGAGCTTAACGAAAAACCGAAATTTTCAGTTTTAGGTAAGCTCTCTTATGTAAAAGATCCTGAAGCAAAATTAAGGGTAATAGCCATTTCTGACTATTATACTCAATTATATTTAAGGAAAATACATGATTCAATTATGAATTTACTATTTACCTTAAAATGCGACAGAACTCTTACACAGGATCCTTATAATGAATGGGAAGAGAATGGGAACTCCTTTTGAAGTTTAGATCTGTCTTCTGCAACAGACCGTTTTCCTTTATGATTACAACAAAGGGTTCTAAGATTATTATATGATAATAAAATTAGTTCCTCATGAAGTAATATATTAAAGGGACGTGCTTTTGCAGTAAACCCATTGATTTATAACCTTTATTCAGGTAGTACTGTAAATAATCCTCAGGAATGAGAATTAGAAACGGTCACCTATAATACTGGTCAACCTATGGGGACATATTCTTCTTGGGCCGTCTTTACTCTTTGCCATCATTTTATAGTATTTTTAAGTGCTAAAAATGTTGGTATAACTAACTTTGATCAATATATAATCCTAGGTGACGATATCGTTATTAAAAACGATAAAGTTGCCAAAGAATATATACGGATCATGGAAGGTTTAGGAGTAGAGATATCTTTACACAAAACTCATAAAAGTTTAACTTATTATGAATTTGCAAAAAGATGGATCAATTGAACTAACCGAGTAGAAATTACTGGTATACCCTTAAAAGGTATAATCAATAATATAAAAGAATCCAAAGTAGTGTTTTCAATACTTTATGATTATTTTAAGATTAAAAGAAATTTTAATCCTTCTACGTTATCTTTAATTGATATCACCAGAAGACTTATGAAGGGACTTTATATTTACGTTAAAGTTAAAAATGTTAAGAAACTTAAAAAGTTATACTTAAATATTAACAAAACGGATATAAAGAAACTTCATATTTTGAACTTTTCATTGGATTTTGAATTTGGGTACGTAAATTATGATAGTTTTAGAAAACTATTTATAACTTGTATACCTGAATCCGAAATCTATGTTCCTACTGAATCGGTATGGCTCTCTTTTTACAAGAGGGTCCTATCGTTGGGAATGGTTCAGACTCTTTATAAATTTAACTATTCTATGCAACATAGACCTGAATTGGTTAACCAATTCTTTCTACGTAACATGAAGAGTGAAAGTTTATATGGTCACCCTCAGTTTCTTGGTATCCTAAATAGTTTAATAAATCAATATCATATAATCAAAGATTTCAATAATACTGACAAGCTTACATTACGTAATGCTGCCAAGTATATGATTTCTATTGATTATACTTCAATATTTAATAAAGACCGGAATAAAGTCCAGGAATTATTAAATATTGGTGATATGACTTGAAAAGCATTTAGGATATTAGAAAAAGAATGATTAGCAAATAATTCTTTCTTTGAATTATTTGTTAAGTGATACCCGGAAGATGATTATATTCGGAAAATTGAATATATTATCAACCAAAGTGTCTACCTTTTTCTAAAAGCAAACCCACAATACACAGATATTGAACCTTTTAAAGAGTTCAATACTTGGTATGTTGAATCTGTCAAATGAGGTTGACGTTAAGTCAGTCTTCTTTTTGAATATTAATTTGTATAAAATTAAATTAATACTCCTGGTTGGTGAAATTCCCCAGGGGGGTGAGCCTGGCC